TAAATACAACAAAAAAGAGAGGTTATAAAAACCTCTCTTTTTTATATGGTGCCGAGGAGAAGAATCGAACTTCCCACGCCGGCCTTTTCAGGGCCGCGCTCTACCACTGAGCTACCTCGGCGATATTTTTTGTGCTTTATTTTCAGTAACTTATAGCGATAACTCGTTTTATCGTCTTAATTCTGACTTGGACATCTTTGGATATTTTTAATCTTGTTTTGATGTCCATTGACAGATAACATTAACAGAACATTAACAGTAAAATCTCTCTTAAAAATTCACCTTAGAAAGAAGGATAGTATTATCTATCCTCGCCACAAAATCTTCGCTCGTAGAGCTTCCTACGCAGAGAAATTATAGCATAGACTTAGAAAGGCGCAAGAGATTTTTAGCTGAGATATGATACTTACTTAATCCGCACTCATCCAAGAAGGCCCGGATACGGATAATCCTTTTCGTTTCCTCGATAAGCTTCCTATGCCGCCAATTCCACCACAACGTAGTCAGACTAATCATTTTTACCACCTCCTACTATAATAGACGCAAGGGGTGGCAAAATCTAACAGGATTTTTTTAGGAGAGAGCCGGTAGATATTACGTGGCTCGGCGTACCACATCTACCGGCTTCTTTGGAGAAGCAGGGAGGAGCTGCTTCTTTGGAATTATATCAATACCAGTGGCAGGGTAATCTGTATCCACGCTCCGCGGCCACCTTCATTGACTACGTCAGCTCTGAATTTCCATACTGGCCGGTTCATCTTAGTAGCCCAGAAGGCTATCAATAAAGGCAGCAGGATTACTCTAAGCCCAAATCCAAGCCAATGATGGCTTAGGTAGGCGTATGGTGCGAAGGCCAGCGAGATCCCAAGGCCGTGTAGATAAAAGTTGATAAACCTCTCCGGCGCACCTTTTTTGTTCCAGTAGGTCGTAAGAGCGCCAAACATCAGGCCAAAAGATATAAGGTAAGCCCACCAGTAGGCCAATTTAAAACCCTCTAAGAGCCACAGGGCTATAAAGGCTACCGTAGGACAGCCCATATCTCGCCATTTGGTATTATAAGCGTCTGAGCCTCCCATCCGGTAAAGGATAAACGAGGCTCCGGCCGCGGCCAAGGTTATAAAAATCTTTAAGGCAATCATTAAAATTCTAACCTTCCGCCTGCGCGCCCACCTACGCCGGTCCGACCATCGCTCTCAGCAAAACCGTATCCCTCTACAAAAGGGATAGGCAGCCACCACGGCCGCTTTTTGAGCTCTTGTTTTTGCTGTTGGCTGGGTGAATAGTCAATATGGCTAAAACTGAAAGGGTAGACTATGAATTTCTGCGATTGGCTCTGATTCGGCATAAAGAAGGCCCGCCAGATAGTAAACCCAACCAGGACAATTAAAGCCAGCCATACTACAAACTGCACGTTCTTGGCGTTAGTTACCGGGCTAATAAACCCTGAGAGGAATTTTTTAATATCGAATTTCTCCGCCTCGGCCATTTTATCCTACCTCTTCCACTTAATTTCTGAGCCGGTTGAATATAAGTAACCAACCACGGCCAGCGTTGCTACGATCGCACCAATCCAGAAGTTCGCACTCAAAACTATTTTCACTAATCCAAACATCTTACTCCTCCTTTTTTAGTGTTTCTCCTGCTTTTAAAAATCTATCCCTGAACCCTTCGGCGTGCGCCTTCTGGCACGGCTCGCAGGGCTTATTTTCTCTTATCTGCTCTATGGTTAATATTCTGCCTCACACTCCGGGCAAAATTTATGAAATTCCATTTACTTCTCCATCCGGCTTTGTGATATGCGATCAAGACGCTCTACCTTCTCTAAGGTCTTACCCCATGTAACCGCTACCGCCAAGGCGGCCAAAAGTATGGTTACGATAATAGATGTCGTAGAACCGACAATCCAATTCTTAAGGCCGTTTAGGTCCGTGCATAGAACCTTAATTTTTGTGTCGTGCTCTACGATTTTATCCCTGTTAGTTGGAGCGTCCTCAAGGTGTTTATCGTAGAGCTTAAACTTTTCTTCGCAGAGCGGTAAGACCGCGGAATGTTCCGGCGCCATAGCTGTTATCCTTTCTTTCCGGCAAGAGTGTCCTCAGCTTCCTTGACGGTAAACCCTAACTTGAAGAGTTCGCAGTTAGGATCATCTTTGTATTCATGCTGGTATCTTTCTTTGACCTCTTTTGTAGCCTCATCCTTTACTTCGACCACCTTATGCGTGTCGCTGGTCTTGCCGGTCTCGCCGTCTTTTAGCTTGCCGGTTACTTGCCAGGCCTTAACCTCGGTCAGCTTCTTGGCAAGGAAAGCCTTTGTCTCTTCCGGGTAGTGCTCAAGGCAATACTCCACGTCGTATCTGGTGTTTAGGTGCTTCGGAAATCCTCTCATCTCTTCCTCCTGGTTAGGTAAATGTGTAATATCGGTCTATCTTCTTTAATGTCGTAAAGAACGGTATCTCGCTTTTATATTTTTCTATCTGGTCTATCAGGACATTTGAGCCGGTAAAGAGCACATGCTTTACGCCGTCTAATTCAAACTGTAAGGTCAGGCACTTCTCGCAGTTCTTCTTCTCAAATCGGCTGTCCCTAATCTTATAATCTAAAATCAGTATTTTGCGGTTGATGATGTCATCTATCCTTATCTTAGAGCCTTCTAATGGCTTGGACTCTCTGGCAAAGTCGTTAAACTCCTTGGGCGCTTGAGGCATTTAATATCTCCTGCAATTTATTAAGTTGGAGTTTTAGTCCAAGGTTGTGGCAGTTGGCCCAGCGCATCCACCCCGTATATGAGGCAACGCAAGACCGGAAATATTCAAAGGTGATTCTGCCTGCCTCAAATAAGCAGGGTAGTATTTTAAGACGACGCTTAACTCTTATGGCCGTTGACTTTCTTAAAAGGACGTATTTCGGGAAGTGCCGGTAACCTAAGAAGTCAACGCCCTGGGAGACCGGAAACAGTTCGCACTTGCTCATCTTTAAACCGAGCGTTTTGTCTAAATAGTTCTTTAAATCTTTGGAGATTGCGCGCAGGACTTTCTTGTCATTGTGGAAGAACAGGAAGTCGTCGCAGTAACGCACGTAATTTTTAACCTTGTAGACGTGCTTGACGTGCTGATCCAACTCATTAAGGTAGATATTGCCAAACCACTGGCTGGTATAGTTGCCGATCGGAACGTTCTGACCGCCACCTATGCCGTAAATAATAGCTTTGATTAAGTTAAGCGTATCTTTGCATTTAATCTTGCGCTTAAGGATATTAAAAAGAATGTCGTGCTTTATAGACGGGTAAAACTTGGAGATGTCGCATTTGAGGCAATACTTATTTGCCCGGACAAACTCCATAGTCCGATGGCTTCCGGCGTGCAGACCCTTGCCATCGATGCAGGCGTAGCTGTCGTGAATAAACATCGGCTTATAAATCGGTTCAAGGATGTTCATTAAGGCGTGATGGACTATTCTATCGGGTGAAAACGGGACAATGAAGATAGTGCGCTTCTTAGGCTCGTAGACTTGCTTAGTATGATACGGCGATGTTTTAAATTCTTTGTTGATAAGTAGGTTCTGTATCATCTTTAAGTTTCCTTCTACATTTAAGTCAAAAGCTTTTACCTGGCGCTGCCAAGTCTTGCCTTTACGCGTGCGGACATAGGCAAATTTTATATTCTCAAAAGAAGTGATTTTCTCGTAGAGATTGCCATGCCTCTTCATTGTTTACATGGGCCAGAAGATTTTCGGTTGCCCTACTAACCTTCCAGCCCCTCCGTTGTGTATTTTGCCTTGTAACGGCAAGGCTAATGCATCCAGCCAGGAGTTTATACTCGTCTCCGCACATTCCCCTGTATCCGCGCAGAACCGGCAACCGATATTCGAATTCGTATTCCAGCGATAGTTATTCGCATTTCGACCTCGTGAACCGCAGTTCACGCCGTTGTCCCAGTTACCGCCAGCAATCAGCGTCCGATGACGCATCAGCCTGTGAAACACTTATGTCAAAAAAATCGCGGACGTGTTGCGTGTCCGGTGTTCTTCGCCTAAACTGGCTCCGCGCAGAACCGGCAACCGATACTCGAATACACAAACCAGCGAGAGCTATTCGCAGCCCGATAACGGGACCCCGCACCCGCGGCGACACTCCAACTACCGCCGGCGCACAGCTTTACATCACCACCAAGGTCTGAGTTATCCACTTCGGGAGCTCCTGGGTCAGCACTAAAGGTTGTATATACTGAACCCTTCCCGCCTGGTAAATTTCCCCAGTATGCGGTTGAGCCGTGAGGATAATATGTCTGTGTCCTTAACCATTGCTGCATTACACCGCAGGCATCCTCTACGCCTATGTTTGAAATCATACGGCGCGAGGCTGTGTCTACGTGGCCGCCTGTGGTCCCCGGGTCAGATGATCCGGTTATGTTGGTTTCTTCGTTTGAACCGGCGGCAATAAGTTGAAATTCATCGTCGTCTAACATTCTCTTTTTTACTGCCCCGCCGTCATCTGCAAAGTCAGACCAGTTTCTTGTGTCGCTGATTGTCCCGCCATAGACCGAGGCTGTGCTGCTTCCGGTCCCCGAGGCCAGGTAAATATCTACCCACTTGTTGATGCCTTCGCTGTATACCATGCCTTCCGGATTTGATACTGACTTATGCAGTAAGTCCCAGGTTGAGGCTGGCAGAACGTCGCCTACTGCGAAGTCGGTTAAGGTGTGGCCTGAAATCGTGCCTACTGCCACGCAAAGGCCGTGAAAACCGCCTATTTTGCGGCTGTTTGATGAATTGTATCCAGCTGGCACAGATGAATTAGCCGACAACACAATCTTTGGTGCCGACCCTGAAACTGGTACACAAGCATAGATATAAAAATCTTTACCTGCTCTGTTTGCGGCTACAGTGTAATCTGGACTGGCGCTATCCCAATTAGCTGAACTGGATAAATCTATTTCACTTTGTGAAGTGAGAAAATAAACTGTACCATTTATATCTACAGCAAGTTTGTTAGGTGTGAGGATGGTGTATCTATTTGCAGCTGTTGTCCAGGGCGTCTTAAGAGCCCATTTCTGGTCTCGCTGGTAGAGGCTGGGGTAAAGGGCGGCGAGTTTCTCGGCAAGGTAACCGGCAGATGCGTCCCCAGAAACGTTCTTGACTTTTTCGTCAGTTCCGGATGGGCCTTCCGTGCCTTGTGTACCGGATACATAGATATTCCAGCTTGAGATTGTGCCGCTACCTCCTACATCCTGGACATCTACAACGAGCGTTGTATCGGTATAGCTTACTACCTGTCCATGCATATAGTTGTCTGAATCGGCACTATCTACTATCACGATAAACTGCCCGGCCGCGAATTGCTTACCGCTTTGGATAGCAAAGGTCTTTTCTCCTGTGCCGATAGTGATTTCTGAGGTAGAGGTAGCCTTAAGGGCGGTTGCGTAGTTTTGAGCTAAATCGCGCGCTGCTTCGGCGGCTGTTTGGGCTGACTCGGCGTTGGTCTCGGCCGTCTCAGCGTTCGTCTCCGCAGTCTCCGCGTTGGTTTCGGCGGTTTCGGCTGCGGTCTTGGCAGCCTCGGCCGCAGTCTGAGCGGCTTCGGCGTTGGTCTCGGCCGTCTCAGCGTTCGTCTCCGCAGTCTCCGCAGCGGTTTGAGCTGCCTCTGCGGCGTTTTTGGCTGTTACGGCATCGTTTTTAGCGGTTACGGCTTGGTCCCGGGCGGTTTCTGAGGCTGCTTGAGCCGTCTCAGCGTTCGTCTCCGCAGTCTCCGCGTTGGTTTCGGCGGTTTCGGCTGCGGTCTTGGCAGCCTCGGCCGCAGTCTGAGCGGCTTCGGCCGCAACTTGTGCAGCTTGCGCGGCGTCCACTATATCGTCTAAATCCTCTTCGCTATTCTCTATGCCGTCTCCGGCCACGTTCCATTTTAGTCCTTTGCCTGGGTCCGGTTCGGCAACAGTAAGGTCTGTGGTCCCGCCGATCTTTGTCTTTAAGGTTCTTTTAACTTCCTCTTTTATGTCTTGGACTCCGCCTACAGCTTTATCAACCATACCCTCTACAACTTTAGCTTGGAAGCCTGCCGATGTAGTTAAAGGCACGGCTTGCGATTTTGGAATATCCCTGCCGATGACAACGTAGTAATCATCAGAAGGGGCGTCTGCAAAGGTTACAGTTCCGCCCGGCGTATCATCGTCGAATTCAACAGTGTAGTCCGTGCCAAGCGTCTGCAATGTTTGGACACCTGTCTCTACGTCCTCAAGGTAGACGCGAATATTTGCTTCGGCTATTAAAGCAAAGCCGAATGAAAACTCCGTCGTTACTCCGTTACCA